AAGTTTTGGCTCCTGCTACAGTTCCGGCCGAGGTAATTAGCCAGCCTGCAGTAGTAGAAGCAAGTAGCAAGCCAGAAGTTGTTGCAAAAGTTAATAGTGATGCTCTTGTGGGAAAAGTTAGGTTAGAAGAAATGAAAAGAATACACGATATTTATAATCTATGCCCTCAAGGGATGGAGCAAACAGCAAAAGAGGCGGTTGTTAATGGCGTAAGCTCTCAAGACTTTGCAATAAGTTGCTTGGCAAGTCTCAAAAAGCAGCCAAAGCCACCAACAACAGAGGCCCAGGCAAATGATGGTTGGTTTCCACATATTGAAAATGTTAATGCTGGAAATAACTTGTTAATTCCAAAAGCGAATAGTTTTGAAAAAGGGCAAAATTTAGGCCCCAAAGAACAGGCAAAGGTTAATTCTTTTAATGCTTTTGAAAAAGGATTTACTCACCAATACGGGAAGTTTATAAAAGAAGCCGAAAAGGTTAAAAAAATATAAAGAAACATATACATGAAAATAGTTAAATATTTGTAAGGAACTAAAAAAAATGACTACTTATACTTTAAATCCTAATAATATTATGGCTACTAATACACATATATTAGAAGAAATAATTTTAAAAAGTGGTGAAAGTTGTGCCGCTGGGGAAGTCGTAGGCAAAGAGGCCTATAAAACAAGCGTTTCGGGCGATTGGGTTGCAGATAGTAGTAATAGCGGTGACGGTGTTTTGGCTGCTGTTGTTATTCGTGCCGGTGCGCTCATTCAGCTAGGCGATTATATACTTGAATGTATTAATATTTTTGGAACTGATGGGGCTGTGTTTCAGCTAGTAGGGCCGGACGGGATAACGCTTAGTAAAAAGTTTATTGTTCCAGATGGTGAGGCAACCGTGGACTTTGTAGGTTATGAGTTCACTTTCACACTGAGTAATAATGTTGATAATTCTTCACCTTTTGCGATCGGTGATTTTTACACGGTTACAATTGAAGCAGGGACAAATAAGTATATTGCGGCTGTTAGGACAAATACGAACGGAGCAGATAAAAATCTTGCTGTTTTGCCTTCAAAAGTTGATGCGAGTCTTGCAGATGTGACAACGTCAGCGATTCGAATTGGTCCGGTTTTACTTATGAACCTTACTTATGACTCTAGTTATACCGAAACACAGATAAAACAAGCCCTTAAAGATGTCCAAATTAATGCAGTGGGTGAATAAAGCTAGTTCAACAGATAATATATCATAAATAATATATTTTGTTAAAGGAAATTAAAAAATGACTACAGAACATATAAACATAAATTTTGATGTTCAAACATTGGTTAGCGTAGTAAATCAAGAAAAATACTACAAGCCTGCAATGTTTTTAGCGAAAAAGTTTTTTCCTCTTGGAAATGTTTCATATGGGTTAAGGGCCACAGTAGAAAAAACTAACAAAACGGCTCGTATTGCGCCATACATTAACCCAGATATCGCTGTGACACCGATTCAAAAAGACACAAGGTCTTTGACCGATCATCCGATTCCAAATGTTGGGCCTATGGTAGAGCTAAACTATAAAGATTTTTTTGCTAGGCAAGCGGGTGTTGCAAGGGGTTTAAGCACAGACCCACGAACCGGAAATATTTTTCAAGAAAAAATCGCAGAAGAAACAGCAAAACTAGTAGAAATAATACAGCGAACGATTGAATATAGAGCCGCAGGCGTGTTATTGACTGGAACGCTTGTCGTATCCGGTGAAGGAATAAGTTATACAATAGATTTCGGTAGGAACGCAAACAACGCGGTCACTTTATCCGGCGATGATCTTTTCACAGCCGACACAGCTAATCCAATAATGCTACTAGATAAGATTGCCGACCAAATTTCGAGGGATAACGGCGGACTGAGACCAACGGAAGTCATTTTCGGCCCAGGTGCAGCATTCCAAGCTTTTGTAAATAATCCAAATGTGATCGCAAAGTTAGATTTAAGGCGGGGCAACTTTGGGAATTTTGAGCCTAGAAGGGTAGAGCCAAAAGTTGTATATTTGGGCGAAGCCATGGGGTTGAATTATTGGAAATATACAGAATATGATGTAGATGGCAGCCCTTTGATTCCTGCCACAAGTTGTGTTTTAGACAGCGAGGGGAACGGGAATCACCTTCATTATGGAGCAATAACCGATAACGATATTATAAAACAATATAACGGTGCGATTGCATTACCGTATTTTGTTAAGAGTTGGAACCAGCAAAACCCTAATAAAGATTGTTTGCAAGTTCTTTCAAGTCCTTTTATTGCGCAACATGAACCAGACAGCACCGGAGTTGTTCAGGTGGTGGCCTCTTAATGACTTTTGATGAAATGTTACTTGATGATATTGAGCTTTTTTTTGATGCCGAGGAGGGAGCGACCATAGGCGTTATTGATGGAGCCGAAAGCGTGGTAAGGCTACAAGAAGAAAGCGAAAATCTTTTAGAAGATGCAGACTATAAAACGCTTTATTTCCCTTCAGTAGATTATAATTATAAAACTATTAAAAAAGGCTCAAGTAAAATTGTAATTGATTCAGAGGCTTTTCGAATCTTAGACTTAGACAAAATAACAAAATATGTTTGTAAGTTAGTTATTTATAAAAGGCCGGTTGCATGAAATTAAAAGCAAAAATTACAAAAGATTTTGACCTATCCAAGTTTAAAGAAGAGGTTTTATACCCTTTGGAAAATGAGCTATTGCACGAGTTGGGACAAGAAAACAAAAAAGTAATTGCTAACATTTTGGGCGGGCAATCGGCAAAAGGGCACCATCCCCTTGCAAAATATGCCTATATGACTAATAATCAATCAAGCGGTAGAAGAAATGTTGTATTAAGGCGCAAAGGCCCGTCAACAATGCCGTATCAATCATTAAGAAGATTTGTTCAATTTAAGAGATTCTATAATTTCGTTTATTTTGGGTTTGGCCGGGAACGCAACACCTTTGATAGTTTTCTTGAACGTATTGCAAAACGCAAGCAAAAAGGGCAAACTGTAGAAGTTAAACCAAAAATGCGGCGGTTATTTGGTGCAGCCTATAAAAAAGGAATCCCAGGGTATAAGCCCCTTAAAAAAACAACCACAGCGTTAAATATTCCAGCTCGGCCACATAATGAAATTATTAAAAGGGCTGTAAAAAAAGCGAGCCTTTTAATTGCCCACAGAAAACTTGAAAAGGTTAAATTATGACAGTTCCAACATTAAAGCAAGATGTTTATGATTTTGTTATTGATTCAATTACTAACAATAATGACCTAAAGTCGTATATTTATAATGCTTTTAGTAAAAACTATAAATTGATTTTAGGTTATCATGAGGAACAGGCCCCAGAAAATAGTGATTACCCTGTTGTTATTATTAATAAGATTGAGCAGGGTTCAGTTTATGGACGCAATGATTATATTAGGTTTTTAATTGCTATTTCTACAATTATTGAAAGTGAAAGTATAACAGAAACTACAAATAATGGAATTGTTATAAAAAAGCATAACGGGCTTTTAATAATTGAAAGAATTTCAGAGTTAATAGTAAATTCTTTAATTATAGTGCATTCAAAATATATAATAGAATCATCTTTTGAAAATGATTTAAGTAATTTATATCCGATATTCCGGAATGATTTGTTGATTAACTTTTATCTTTATCAGCCACAGCGAGGAGGCGCAAGAATAAAGTAGTTAGTTAATTCAATATATACGTGATTTTTAAGTTAATTAAATAATAAAAGGAGTTATAAAAATGTTATTAGCTGGAGACTTACCAGGATTAGAAAATAAAGTGACGATTAGCAAGGGGACTTGTTTTTTTAAAGTTCTTGCCGCTGATGCTTGGATCGATCTTGGATATATTGAAGAATACAAGGTTAATGTTACCGTACAAAAGGTGCCTGTTAAAAGGCATAGGGGCGGGCTTGCTGTTAAAGCAAAAGACATTGTAAAAGAAATAGAGGGTAAAGGCAATTTTGTCGCCGTTTCCCTAACGGACGAAATAATTCAATACTTTTTGAGTTCTAGTGCAGGAGCATCAAGCACTGTCACGACAGATTCGGTTGCCGATGAGAGTGTTACGCCTATAAAGCTTGACAAGTGGTCAGAAATAAAAGATGATGGTGTACATGTAAAAGGTTTAACTGCTATAACTGTTAAAAAAGGGGCGGTCGTATTAACAGAGGGAACAGACTATAAAATCGATACTGTACACGGCCATTTATCAATATTAAGTACCAATGGGAATACTATAACCGATGATGACACGACAATCGTCATAAGTTGTACTTATGCGACTGTAACGAAAAAAAGATATGGGGCAGGCTCCCAGAATCAAATAAAAGGCCATGTAAAATTTATGGGCGATCCGGTACACGGTAAAAAGCTTGTTGTTTTAGGCTATGCATCATTAGTTCCAAATGGCGATATTGCTTTAATTGCTGAAGAGCCTACAAAGCTTACATTTGATATAGAGTACGAGATTAACTCAGCCTATGCAAGTTTATTCTTGATGGATGACGAAGGGACCGTGACACAGTAAAACAAAATTAATTTTTTAAAAAAAAGGTAATACATTATGGTAGATGTAAAAATTTTATCAAGAAATAATCAGGAATTGGAAATTGACGATATAGTCTATATACTAAAAGAAGTAACAGGAGACCAAGTAGAAAGGTTTATTGAAAACTTTGATTTTGATGGCACTAAGAAAAATATTAAACTGAAAGCTACAGGAATAAAAGAACAGCTTAAAATTTTTAGTAAAGAAATTAAAGAATCGCTAGTTGTTAAGGCAACTAATGAGCCTATAGAAATGAAAGTTTTTAAAGGCTTTGGTATGTCTCAGCTAGTAGGCGTATATGAAAGTTTTAAGGAAATTAACCAAGATTTTTTAAAGATTGCTATGGCTCAAATTCAGGAAGTAGCGAAGAAAGCTTAATCGATTTTAATTTAAGCGAGTTGTTTTATTTGTGTCATAGCAAAGGGTTTGTTCGAATTAAAGAATACCCGTACTCAGAAATTAAAAAAATATTGAAGTTTGTTTTTAAAATGATAAAGCTTGAAACGTTCCAAATGTCTCAATCAATTAATCTGGCATTCGCAAAAGAAAAAGAAGTTAAAAACTTTTTAAGAGATTAAAAAAATGGCAAGTTTAAATTTAAGCATAAAAGTACTAGTTGAAAATATAGAAAGAATAGACACTTTAAACGAAAAACTCAAAAAGGTTAGTTTGTCAGTTGAAAATTTTGGCCAAGTGAGCAACATAGTGAACGGCATTGAAAAGCTAGGTACGCAAATTGAAAAAGTGGAATCGTTATTGCAGCGAACCATTAGCAATGCAGTTTCAAGTGCTGTATCTGGTATTGACTTGACAAGGTCTAAATTTGAAGAGGCTACAACAGAAAGCAAGGAAAAAATGCTTGCTATTATTGGCGTGGTCGGAACTGCCTTTCTACTCGCTGTTGCTAATGTTGAAATGCTTAGATCAATGTTTAGATTAATGATGCTTGACTTTTCGACAGGAGTAAAAACATTAGGCAGTGAAATACTTCTAAATGTTGTATCAGATTTTGACAATATTTATACTTTTATGGTTGGTCGAATTGAAAGCTTTATCAATTTGTTTAAGCAAATCGGGCCCGTTTTTGCTGAAGCGGTTGCTGGAGTTGTTGGTTTTTCTGATTTAACAAGGGGCCAACTTTTTGCACTTGAAAAACAATACAGGACATTTGGCGATGTTTTAGAGCTTATAAAAAATGAACATAAAGGCCTGGACATATTAAGTAAAAGGTTTGGCGAATTGGTGCAGCATAATCAAGGCGTTTTGCTTGGGTTTGGAAAGGAAGGGCATAAATTAATAGGTGGTTTTGATGGTCGCTTGACCAGGTTCTTTTTTGGTGTTGATAACTTTTTAAAGGGTTTTCTCCTAAAAGGTTTTGAATTATTCAAGCTTGTAAAAATGATTGGCTACAGGATTTTCGGAACTTCATTACTTTTAATGTTTATTGAAGATATGTTTAAACAGTTGTTAGGGCTGGCAAGTCGGTTGTTTGGGTTTTCAATCAAGGCCAATACTCCTTTGCAAAAAGCAGCGGTAACAATTGATAATATTTCAAATGCTATAACTGTAATCGGTGACAGAGTAATTTTTTATTTTAAGGCGTTTGTTTATTTGGGTACCGGTTTGTTTGGGATGTTCACCGGTTTTTTATCTCCGATCTTTAGTGTTTTAAGTTTTTTGGCAGGCGTAAACAGTTTGATTTCTGCAATATCGTCAAGGTTGCAAAAAACAGCTTTAACGGTCGGCGATTTTTTCGGTTCTGCGCAATCACAATTTAAACTAATATTTTTAAGAAGTAAAGAGTTTTTCAATAATTTTCTTAAAAATTTAGACAGTATAAAAAGCCGTTCAAAAGGCTTTGATAATTTAGTAAACCAAGGAAAGTTTAAAGGCTTTGAAAGCTTAACAACTTCCTTTTTAACTAAATTTGACAGGTTTTTCATAAAGGTTGAAAATTTTATATTAAGCCTAAATAAGGAATTGCGTGTTGTCTCTGTTAATATTGCGAAAATTGGAAAGGTTTCAAGCGATGAATTAGAAAAAACAAGAGAAAAATCAAGTAAAGTATTTGAAGATTCTAATAAAAATTTAAATAAAACTTTTGAAAAAGCTGCAACGTATTTAGTTAAAGCAAATCCATTAATTGAAGTTGCAAAAAGCATTTGGAGGTTTTCAGGGCTTATTTTTAAAGGCTTTAAAGTTTTATTCCTTGTGCTTTCAGCCCCGTTGTGGTTGCCTGTAATCATCATGGCTAAACTTTTTTCTTGGTCCTTGAAAGGAATATATAAACAGTTTAAAAAGCTATATGATTTTATAAAGACTGATGCTATAGGAGCAGAAAAAAAGCTTAAGCAAGGCATAATTGAACGGCAACAAAATAATATTAAATATATTGAATCAATTAAAATGGTTAATAAGGAAGTTATAAAATATTTTGACTTGTTAATCAAGCAGCCAAAAGGCAATCCATTTTTACAGATTCAAAACTTTTTAAAAAATATTAATCTTGCAACTTTTCAGGCTCTTATAACTAATATCAAAACTGTAACAGGCCAAGACTTTTCAAAAATGTTAAACTTTGATTTAATTAAAAAAGAGCTTGACAGTTTGCCGGCAAAGTTCCAAAAGAATTTTGATCTAATTGGAAAAGATTTGAGGCAGCGAGTCGTTTTAAAAGAGCTATCAGAACTTGAAAACAAAATAAAACAACTTGGTATTCTTTTTTCAAGTGGCGTTCTAAGTCAGGGGTTTACTAAGATGCAAGGCCAAGCAGAAACAAATTTTAAAAAGATCGGCGAAAGTGCCTTAAAAGGTGGTGAGTCTATACTTAAAAATATTAGTAAAGGCATGCAAAAAGCCGCTCCGCTTATAGAAGAAACACATAGCAAGGTAGTCGGCGAAACAATTCTTGCAATGACAGGACAAAGCCCCGCTACAAAGGGACCGCTAACAAAGCTTGTAAAAAGTGGTCAATCGATAATAATGCAAATTACAAAGGGCATGAATAGCAAAGGGAAATTTTTATCAAGTACTTTTGCAAAGCATGCTAAACATATGATGAAATATTTACCCCAATCACCTGCATTGTTAGGAGCCTTAAAAGACTTATTCAAGGCGGGCTTTAACATTATGAAAGAAATTGCAAAGGGGATTAATAGCGGCAAAAGCCTTTTGGAAAATACTTTCAATGAAGCTTTAGAGCTAAGTTTATTTACAAAAAAATTGGGCGTGTCTCTTGATGTAATTGAAAAACTTACGTTTGCTTCCAAAGCTTATAATGCTTCATTAAGCGATATTAATATGGTTTTAAGCAGTTTGCAGCGAAACATATATACAGACGAATCAAGAAAGCGTTTTGGTGAGTTAGGAATTGACATTGATAATATTACGACTTCTTCAAATCCTGCGGTCACTGCAATGTTAAAGCTTTCTGATGTCTTGAACACTGCAAGCGTAACGAGCAAAAGGTATAAAAAAGCTTTGGATTTGCTCGGTGTTTCAACCTATTCAAATTTAGTTGTTTTATTGCGATTAGGCAGTGACGAAATAAAAAGCTTAATGAAAGAAGCTGAAGAACTCGGAACACCTTTAAATCGTGAATTTGTTAATTTGGCGTTAAGCGTACACAAGCTCGGAACGACCTTCACAGAGCTAAAAAGCAAGTTTATTAGCACCTTTGGATTGCCAGCGATTAAAGAAGTGATTAGAGTGGGGGATTATATAAGAGCGTTTTATCTTGGAAACATAGAAAAAGTTAATGCTTTGGCTGATTATGTCTCTAAAAATGTAGGTTATATTTCTAGTATTATGGGTACTTTTGTAATTTTGTTTATTGAAAACCCTTTGAAGTCTTTAAAGTTTTTATTTAAGGCTATAGTAAGCTTATTTTTCTTTTCGGCTGAAGCTCTTATTATAAGCTTGCCAAAAATTGGGAAAGCATTTGATAGCTTTATTACTTATCGATTTAAGCACCTTAAGAAATATTTTGATGCTGTTAAGGCATTTTTAAAATATACGCTCTTTTTGCCTGGCGAAATATCAAGAGGGCTAAAAAAAAATTATGCTTTGTTAAGTTCGGTTTTTAACCCAAAAAAAATTCAGGAAGCCACTGAGAAAGCCTTCCTTGCAAAGCTTACAGGTGTTCAAAAAGCTTTTCTCATTCGACAAGGATTGGCTGGAGAAAGTGGTGCAAGGTTTGTTTTGACTGCCCCGCTACAGCGGGCTTATACAGCACTTCTTAAAATGAGCAAACAAAACACAAAAGGCTTAAAAGAACAAGTAGATTATAGAAAAGGGCTAAGAAAAAAAGAAATTGGATCAATGGACGAACTTTTATTAAGATATGAGAAACTCTATAAACAAGACATTGCTATAATTGACCCATCCGGAAAATTTGCAAAAGTGTCAGAAAAATGGATTAAGCAAATAAATGAATCCTGGGAAAAGGTTCAAGCCACGATCACAAAGCCGGTTACGGTTCCCGATGACCCCGGGATTGTTGATGGAACTGGAAACGAAGATTTACTTGATGGGGTAACGTATGGTTTCCCAGGAGGCGCCGAACCAGAATTAAAGGCTAAAGAAATGAAGCCTATTAAAATTACTGAAATAGTTTCTAATTCAGCAATTCAGGGAGTCGAGCAACTAACTAATTCATTTATGTTTCTTGCGCAAACTTTGGACATAGTGAAACAAAAAGGAAAAGCCCTTAGTTTTGAAGATATTTTTATTGGTGCTGGTCAAATTGTAAATAGTTTGTCTAATTCCTTAGGGAACCTGTACGAAGCGACAGGGAAAAGCATAAAAGAATTATTCTTTGCCCAAAAAGCGGCGGCTATAGCATCTGTTATTGTGAGTGGTGCGGTAGGCATGATGAAAATACAAGAAGCTTTTGCAGCGTACCCGATTATAGCGGGTATCATGCAAGTCCTAAACGCTGCACAGATGGGTATTGCGTTAGGGACAATAACGGCTCAAGTTATACAAGGATACGAAGGCGGAGGGCTTGTTGTTGGAGGCTCGGGCAAAAAAGATGATGTTTTAGCGTTGTTAATGGGTGGCGAGGGTGTAGTAAATAAAGAAGCTATGCAGTTCTTTGGTGGTAAGTCTTTTATCGATTCGATAAACTCAAAAACTTTACAGCCCAATACGCCACGATTCGCGTATGGTGGCGTAGTGGGCCCTAATAATGCAAGCTCTAGTATTTCAAATAATACAAACAGCGTGACTAATAATAATACTACTGAAAAACCTATAAACATTGTTAATGTTAGAAGTGATGACGAACTTGTAAGTTTTATGCAATCGAGTTCGGGCCGTGATGTGATTTTTAATGTTCTTGCACAAAATTCAGGCGTTATGCGTACGGCGATGGGGTTTTAATATGGCTTCAATTTTTCCAATATTGCCAAATGGCAAAAGCAAAATAGTTCTTGATTTTAGTACAAAGATTAATGCTTTGCACGCTAACACAGGAGAGCAAAGAAGAGCTTTGAGGTTAAAACCCAAAATTTCCTTGCAATATAATTACACTCTTGATATTGGCAGGAATGAGCCGTTTTTAGAGGGCGCAATCAAGTACTTGGATTTAATACGGTATTATGATATTTTTTACGTTTCATATGATTGTGAAGAATTGACGGGTAGCTTGGAAAGTAGCGTTTTTACTACCAATCACTCTATTGCAGATTTTTGGTTTTTGCAAAATGTTTTTACTCATTTGTTTTTTTTAACCAATGATAATTATTCTGTTCATTCTATTATTAGTATTGTAGGGCAAGACATTAATTTAAGTTCAGCACCTACTTTTAGTTATGAAGTGGTTTACCCGTCAAGATTGTTTTTTGTTGAAAAAATTTCTAAACGTAAAATAACCGATACAGTAAAAAGTCTTTCAATTGACTTTAGAGAGGCCGATTATGAGTAATGATCTATTAGATTTAGGTGACACACCGATTGTTCTTTTTGATATTTATAACTATCACAATTGCAATAATCGTATTGGTGAAAACGTTATACTAAATCAAAATGTTTTGTTTTATCCTGGAACGGTTACAAAGCATGTAAATTATAATGTTAAAAATCCTATATCTCTTAATTTTTCGGCAAGCTTAGAAAGAGGCGAGTTAAACACGTTTTTGATTTTTTTTACTGAACGTGTCGCAATGTTAAAGCCGTTTTGGTTATTGAATATTGAAAACTTTTTTCGGTTATATGAGAATATACAAGTCGGTGATGAAGTCGTAAAAATAGAACGAATAAAAAATCTTGAAAATATTGGTATCGAACGGCTTGCAATTGTTAAAAAAAACGGTGATATTTTTACACGATTAATAAACTCTGTTACTCAATACACCGATTATACAGCGTTTGAAATAACTACAAGTGCTTCAAATGTAGTTCAAGATGATATATTATATTTTTGTTATATATATTACGGTCGTTTTAATCAAGATAATCTTGATATTGCTTGTGTTAGTGATAATTGTTATCAATTAAATATTAGCTTTTTTGAATTGGTTTCTGAATATCCGGAGGTTATATAATGGGATTTGTAGAAGAACTCAACAGCTCTGTAGTCCCTGCTATAGCAGAATTATATAAAATCACTGCATATAATGACGTATTTTATTATACTTCATACTTTAAAGATGTCGAATATAATGAAATTGTTTATACAGCAAAGCCAATCAAAAGAAGCAAAACAGAAAAAAACGACCAATTTAAAAAAAATCAATTTTCAATAACGGTGCCTTTGGTTCCTGGGGTTTTGGTTTATTTGGCTAATAGTACATTAATTAAATTATCGGTTGAAATTTATTTGTACATGCCAGAGGCAGGTTTTATTTTAAAAGTCTTTGATGGGGAAGCCACAAAATTTACTTTTAACGAAAAACAACTTTGCGAAATTGCACTTGAAGAAAGTTTCAATTTAAAGGGGCTTGAGTTTCCACCAGACACTTTTCATAGTTTTTGTAACCATAGTTTTTGTGATTCAGATTGTGGCTTAAATGTTGAAACATATACTAAAAATGGGATTGTTTCAAATCTTTCAAGTGACAAGCAAACTATTTACTCAAGTATAATTGCGACTGAAAGCGGTGTATATTGGGAATATGGAAGGGTTAGAAGCGGCAACGAAACAAGGCTTATTCAAAAAGATAACGCTATTCCAAATGCTGTAACTGTTTTAATTCCTTTTACTAATTTGGAAATTGGTGATTCTCTTGAAATTATTCCAGGTTGCAGTAAAACACCTAGTGAATGTACTGTAAAATATGGTAACTTTCAAAATGGGTTTGGTGGTTTTCCTTATGTACCTTCAAAAAATCCGATCTTATACAGTGTATAGCATCAAAGCAGTATAGAGCCAATCTGAGAAAGATTTGAAAAGAATAGGCGTTTTATGTAGGGCAAGTTTTTTTGCAGGCAAGAGTTTAAAGGGTGGCAATATGATTATAATAAATGTCATGGGTACGATTGGAGCAGGTAAAACAACGTGTTTAAATTATGCGAAAAATAAGATACGTTGTTCGTTTTGGCAATATAAAAATGTTTCTTTTTTCCGTGAACCCGTTAAAAAAAATATTTTTTTAAAATGGTTTTATTTGGATGGGCGATTATTTACGTTTTTAATACAAATATATATGATGATATATTATTTTTTAAAAGTGCTAATCGCACAAAAAAAACAAAAAACGCTTGTTATTAACGATTATGGCCAACCGCTGGTATTCACAGAGGTATTGAGGCGGGGTGGTTTTCTTTCTGAAACAAAATATAAAAGCATTATTGGGTTACACAAGATTTTGAGTGATTCCTTTTTGGGTAATTGTAAAATTTATAATATTTATATTGACTTAAGCCCTGCTATTAATCTAGAGCGTATAAAAAAAAGGGCGCGCAAAATAGAAAAGAACATTGATATCGATTATTTGCAACAATTACACGCACAAAACAAAAAATATTTATCTACGCAGGAAAATGTTGTTTATATAAGTGCAAATTTATTTAACAAAAAAGAACTTAAAAAAGAGGTTTTCAACCAAATTAAAGAAATATATAAAAATGGAATTAATAATAAAAAAAGAGTTAGCCCAAAATATTAAGTTTTCTAACAATGGCAAAAAATTCCCTTTGCTAGATTGTGTTAATTTTGTTAAATGGGTATTTGAACAAAATGGATATAACTTTAGGGATATTGTAAAAGTTAATTATGCGAAGGATTGGGCAAATAGCAAAGACGAAAATATTTTATTAAGAAGTATTGTTAATTTCTTCGATTTAAATAATTTGAAAATAGATAAAATTTTTACTAATAAAAAATTTACTACTGGCGATTTAGTTTTTTTCTTGCCTAGATTTAGAAAGCAAATTTGTCATGTAGGCATATATATAAAGCCCTATGTTGTACACGTTGCACCATGTAGGAATATAATTTATAGTACGGTAAACAATCCAAGGTTTAAAAAAAATTATAAGTTTACGATAAGGTTAAAAAATGGGAATACCTGAAATTTTTGCAATTGTTTCAATTGCGTTAGCTGCTGGTGGTTTTGCTTTTTCTATTATTTCTATGCAAAACCAACCCGCTTCAATGGCCGCACAAATGGACGTAAATGCTTGTACCGTTAGCGAAGGGACCGTTATCCCGTTTGTTACTGGTAGAGTGCGCGTGGGCGGGAATTTGGTATGGTATGGGAACATTACAAAAGAAGCAGTAGAGCAAGGCGGGAAGGGAATGGGGGGAGGCGGTGCAACACAATATAATTATTATTGTGATTGTCATTTTGTACTTTGTAAGTCATTTGAGGCGATCACATGGCATGATATTTATATAAATGATGTACCTTTTGAAGAATGGGAAGAAATAGACGTATCCGAAATAATCACAAATAACGGAACTGAAAACACTTTTGAAAATTATGAAACATATACAAATAAATTAAAAGGCTATGCTCATATTTTTTTCAAGGGCTTAAATTTGGGTACAGGTGCGCAAATTCCGAATTTTAATTTTGTAATCGAATGTATACACAAAGGCGCCGACCCCGAACTTTATTTTCCAATGGGTAATGGCTCAAATCCTGCATACGTAATATATGCTCTTTTGGTCGGCGCTGGCTTTGATGCTAGTAGTAAAATTGAAATAGATTCTTTTGAACTGTCAGCATACAATTATATGACATATACAAATTATGGCCTTAACCTGGTGATAAAAGAAAAAGGTGAATTGCCGGAGGTAATCAATAAATTTATTTTTTCTCATGTCGATGGCTGTCTAATTGAAAATCAGGACGGCAAATTTGAATTGAAAAGTTACCTGGTAGATGAATCGCAAGCGACCATCACAAAAATAAAGAATTTAACTTTTGTTAGGCCGGCTTATAATCAGATTATAACTGAAGTTACAGGAACATATTTAAACGCAAGTAAAGACTTTTCAAAAAGAACGGGCAAGCTTGTAAACAGTGCAGCGGTTGAGATGCTCGGGATAAGGAAGCGCAAGGCGTTTGATTTAACTGGCTTCAGGGATCAAGCCGCAATGGCTGACCGTTTAAGCCACCTGTTGAGAAAGGTTTCTTATCCTTACGCAACGATTAACGCCGTGGTTGATTTGCACTATCATAGGCTTGAAACAGGTGATAAGATAACCTTAGCTTATGCGGCATTTAATGTTGAAAAAGATTTCAGGATTACGCAAATTACAAAAGATGTGTTTGAGAATAAAGTAACCATTGAGGCTATAGAAAATCATGATTTTTTAGGAGCTCATTTATTTGAAGATATAGGAGAAAGCGAACACGAGCCAATAAATTATGACGCTGACAATTTCGAACATTTTAGGCTTTTTGAACTGCCTCTTTATACTCGGTTTGAAAAAGAATCTTTTATTGTTCTTGCTGCGCCAAAAAACGCGGTAACAATTGGATATGATGTTTATTTTTCGAATGGTGAAAGCCTGGGTTTTAATTGGTTTGCAAATCAATCAGGCTTTTCGGCCTATTGCTTAGTAAAAGAAGTTTATCAAAGCGATACGTATGACATTGATGATAGTGGCGGCCTGTTAATTTCTATTGAAAATAACAATGCAAATATTGATTTGTCTAGCTTAACAAGGCAGGAACTTTTTAGTACAACAAGGGTAGTCGTAATAAATAATGAAGTTATGCAATTCCAAACTATAGAAGCAGAGGGCGACAATTATCGCTTAAAGGGCTGTATTCGTGGGGGCATGGGGACACCGAAAGAACAGCATGAAATAAACGATATTGCTTTTATTACTGTAATGTCTATGAACAATATAATAAATAATTTTCCCACATTTGACCCATTATATTATAAACTTGTACCTAGAACTTTATATAAAATAGGCGACATAAGCACAATAGACAGCGTAATTCATAACCGTACTTATATTTATAGTACTCCAAAAAATATAATGAAAGCTACAGCGACACGGGCGGGAAATGAAATTTTTATTGAAGTTTTCCCTTTTACAATGCTAAAAGATTATGGTTGTGGGATAGGGAATCCAGATAATATTATTACAGAAATACCGCATCCGTTTAATTTTCAAGGTGAAATTTTATTAAAATATGATGACCAAGAAGAATTTACAAGTTATATTACTACAGGTATAAGTTTTTCAAAAGAAGACGCTTTTGAAGTTACTTTAAAGCACCAATTAAACGGGCGAACAAGTGAAGAAATGTTTATCAGCGTAGGTGAAAGCGATGGAGTTTACAACGGTTTGTATATGATTTAAACCCTTTAAAGGAGTTAAAATGACTATAGAGCTTGAAATACATGATTACGGCGTGGCAGGCTGGCAAAGTACATATAATACTAATTTTCAAAAATTAAATACACACTTGGAATCAGTATTAAATGGTGCTTCAAAACTTGGTGAAGATTCTATTGCTGATGTTGGGAGTTTATCCGGTGTCGATTTAGTGCCGGGAGCTGGTACTCCAAGCCAAAATTTAATTGAAATAACAACAAGTGGAGATGACTTGAATATAAATAACAATTTTGCTTCAATTGCTGATGAATCAAATAAAATTATAGATGATTTAGGAACGTTAAAAGATAAAATAAATGATGTGTTAGAAAAGTTAAGAAAAACGACAGGTAACGGAGTAATAGGAGGGTAAAAGGTGACCATAACAATTATTCCAAAAGCTTCAAGCGGCTCAGTAACAGGAATAACAGAGATAATATCAAAAGATGAATCGTATTCATTAGGGGCTTTAGAAAATAATATACTTTTCGAATTGTCAAGCAGTTCAAGCGAAAATGGTATATTCACAATTTTTGAGTTAGGAGAAAGCAATCACTTGCAACTTTTTTCTTTCACAAACCTATCAATATACAAGTTGACCATTGCCCTGACAAACTCGGACACTACTATTATCGGCGGTGCAGGAGGGCAAGGCATAGAGTCAGATTCTAATTTTGCGTATATAAATTTAAGGTATGACTACAACAGCGACAAATTGATTATTGTTGAAAAAGTAGGATTATGGAAAAGTGAAGGTTTAAAGCTATTTTTAAATGGTGAGCATGATTTTTGTAAGAACCTAGACGGAAATGATACTCAGATGCAAATGTATGATAAAACTAAAGGCCATCTATGCACTGCTAATACAAAAGAAGCTGTAACGCTGTCCCCTGCTTCAAATATGGGTTTAAGTAGTGCTTATGGAAATGTTTATAAGTTTGCAGATGTTGCAGCAAGTGGACCGGTAGAGGAGCATGGAATGCTTACCATACCTTTTACGGATGAGTTTAAGGCGACAGCCTCCAAAAGTATCGATTACACAATGAGTTTTTGGTATTATTTTACAGCGGAAGGAAAAAATATAATTAGTTATCAAGGGGGCAATCATCAATTTTCTTTCAATTTGTGGTACGCCAATAATATGATATATCTTCGGAATGGGAGTTTTATCTTAAATGGGAATATAGACGGAAAAAGAACAAATACACTATATCATTTTGCCCTTGTTCGTGTAGGCTCTGACCTCGCCGCATATATAGACGGCGTAAGAGTGGTACATAATAATACTTGGTCTGTTCAAGGGTGGGACAGTGTACCAGTGTCATTAATGATCGGTAGTAAGAAAAGCTCTGATTATAATAATGCCTTTCAAGGCTATTTACACGAAATATTGGTTTGTCATTATAATCTATATGGTGCTGTACCCAGCACGGGAGCGCCTTTTCCTTTGCCAACAAAACCTTTACAGTTAATCGCATAACGGAGAGAATCATAAAATGAAAAATAATACTTTTAGAATCACTCTAAACAGTGATACAACGTATAAATATCTTTCTGAAGTGGAAGGGATGCCGGCGACTGTAAGACAAATAGAATATGCGCTTATTGAAGCAAATGTTGGTTTTGACTTATATAAAAAAAGTTCAAGTAGTGCAGGCATTGAAATTATTCATACTTCACAGGCCGCAGTTATTCAAGATACTATAGGGAACGGATTATCCAACATAGACACTAATAGTATTGGTTTAAAGGCTTCAGACGATAGCGCAGCCGTTATTTGTGGCTCATATTTATTATAATATTAACGGAGTTTATAAAATGCCAAGATATAAATCTAATGAAAATTATGAAACAATTACATTTTGTTTTAAAGGCACATTGCCACAAGATACCACTGTTAATTTATATGAAAGTTCTGAACTTTTTACTTATGAAGTTTACAATAAAGGCGGTTCTATTTTGGGGCTATGTGGTCAAAGTGTTTCTAATATTACAGCCGGTTCCATTGCTGTAAAGCCGACAATTGACGGAACGCCGGCAGTTAGTGAAACAGCAAATTTGCTTTTAAATAGTGAAAATAACAACAATATTTATAGCAACTTCGGCAAAGGATCAATAGTTTTTATTGCGGGTGCAAAATTAGGGATACAAGTTGTAACAAGCGCAGATTTAGCACCGCAAGCAGGATTGACGATTAAATTAAAAGTCGGGTTTTTAGAACGGCAATAATGTTATTACTTGTTTTTTAAAATTTTTTTAAGGAGTTTTTAAATGTCAGATAGAAAAATGATTTATCTTCAAGAAGCGCAGGGAAGAAATGTTGCTGAAAGTGTAACCTTTGACCCTCAAAACGTTCCAAATGATGCCGAGAAAGCAGTATTAACAGGGATTCAACATAATATTAATTATGTAAAGGCGGATGCAGGAGTTCCAACCGGAACAGGTACAAACGGGGAAAAGTGCTTAAATACTAATGAAGCCAAGGTTTATTCATATACTTCAAGCTGGGACGCAGGCGTAGCCTGTACAGCTTTAGACAAACATGTATTCAAAGATACAGGAAGCGATTCAAGTGACGATTCAGGAACATATACAGCTGATGATAAGATTTATTATTACATTGATTCCGCATTCACAGAAGTTACACCACATGAGGGGCTTTTCACTCGATTGCTAGATGATGATTTATTTATTAGATATTCTGGTAGTGCCTGGATTGTATCATTACTAAGTATTGTTCCTAGTCCCTATAAATTTGTACGCAAGGGCGGGCTGGGCCAAAGTCAATCAAATATTGACATGTATGATGATTCTGGTTCGGTTACCGAAATTAGTATGCGCGGCAGTGGCTCAATCGTTGGCGTAACTATTAACACAAGTTCAACAGTCACAGGTGGAACATTGACCGTAAAACCTACTTTGGACGCAGCAGACATTACAGCAGCGGCCTTGCTGCTTGCTATGACTACAGGAACAGGATTGACCGGAACAGTCAACCCAGGTGTGGAAACTTTCACAGATGGCCAAGTTTTAGGCGTTCATGTTAATTCAGACGCTGGATATTTACCAGCTGATCAAGACATCGTAGTAATCGTTGATATAGTGAAAGATTAAAAAATGGACCCAATTAAATTATTAACTACTTTTGGGTTTTACCCTTTTGTGATCATTATGCTTTTAATAATCCTTTATTATAATTTAAAGTTTTTAAACAAACTAATTGATAAAATTTCTGATAGTTTAGAAGAACATTCAAAAGACCATAAAGAAATAAAAACAAATTTAAATATTTTATTAAATGTTCAATATAGAAAGCCAAATTATAATAATACTACATCTAAATTAAAGGTTTAAAAAATGAATTTAAAGAGCGCTATCAAAATAATTAAGCTTTTTCAAGAAATCGTAATGAAGGTAAAGGATATATTTATGAAAACGCCCAAAGTGATGCAGTTTTATGCTTGTCTAAGTCTTATTTTGTTTGTGTTATGTGGTTACTTTTTGGTAAGTTGCCAACATTACACCGGCGAAGTATACAGTAATAAAATGGTTGAAAGGAGTTCTAAACATTTTCCCAAATACATTAGTTTAATTCAATCGGCTAATAAAAAACAGCTTGGCGAAGCTATACACCAAGACAAAGCTTATTACAAAGACTTAAGCGTCAATTTGTTTGACGATTATAAAAATGTGCTAGTGAGGGCAATTAAAAAATGGCAAAATTATATAATTGTTTACGATCAGCTAATAACTAAAGAAGTCAATAAAGGTTAAAAAAATGAATTTAGAAGAACTCTACAAAAAAACTTTAGAAGATTTTAAAGGTGAGGCAGGCACTTTATACGAAAAGAGCAAAGAGGAAATAACGCCAATATTAAAAGATGTCGCCAAGGCGTTATTATTATTACAAGACAGCAATGAAGCCAATAGGCGCATCGCCAAAGATATGCTTGAAGCATGCAGGCAAAGTGTAAAAGATGTGGTAGACACATTGAACGCAAAGCTTGTTTTCTGTTCCAGGGCCAAAATAATTGATATTTTATTAAGTTTTTTCTCAAAAGTTCTTATATCTGCCATATAATTACTTGTTGTTAATTGTTGTTAATTTGCAATAGGTGTAAAAGCCTATTGCTTTATAAATAATAGAAAGGTTTATTTATGCAAAAAAATGATTTTACAATTGAAGGCAAATTGCTAAATATTAGCCATATAAACACTAATAGCTCTTTTAATATAATAAAATGTTTAATCGGTAATCAAGGAAAACAAAAAGAAAGAAAAATTGAAGTAACTTTTTTTCAAGCAGTACCAGAAGTTTTACAGGGCCAAAATGTAATTATTGTAGGTTACTTAGATTCAAAAGAATATGAAAAGAACGGGGAAACGAAATATTTCTTAAACATAATCGGCAATTCAATATTTTTAAAAATTGATACTGAAGAAAGCGACAACGGCCATAATCAAGGGCAAGTAAATAATCAAGCACCAAATCAAGCAAATAATCAAGGCCAAGCAAATAATCAAGGCCAAGCAAATAATCAAGGCCAAGCAAATAATCAAGGCCAAGCAAATAATCAAGGCCAAGCAAATAATCAA